GCCGCCTTATTGCGGATCGCCACTATGCGAAGATTTCCCGGACCATGTAACACACTTTACAAGACTCATTTTACCACTGGAAACAAAAGGTTGATGCTGCACAAAACAATAATGTTGTGCAGCAGCGGGGGTGAGAATTATGCAGCGCATTTTGGATGCAACCTGCGGCAGCCGAATGATTTGGTTTGACAAGCATAACAAGGACACCCTGTACATGGACAATCGCCAATTAACTGACATTCTTTGTGATGGACGGATACTTAATGTAAATCCTGATCTTGTTGCTGATTTTCGCAACATGCCGTTTGAGGATAATTCATTCTACCTGGTTGTGTTTGACCCGCCACACTTACAGCGGGCTGGCGACAGTTCATGGCTGGCCAAGAAATACGGGGTGTTGTCCTTTAATTGGAAAAAGGATATTTTACAGGGATTTAACGAGTGCATGAGGGTACTGAAACCAAACGGAACGCTGATTTTTAAGTGGAATGAGGAGCAAGTAAAACTTGGCGAAATCCTCAAAATAATTGGCAGAAAGCCGTTATTTGGAAATCGCCGCAGCAAAACGCACTGGCTGGTTTTTATGAAAGACTAATTACTGCACAAAACAAAGAAAGGATGATCAAGAATGAAAAGTTATATTGAGCTAGAAAAGCCCGCGCATTGTCTAGAATGCTGTCTTAGAAACGATGATGACTATTGCATTATGCAACTTGATGAAAAACATGAATTTATTGAGTATAAGTCTTGGGAGCAGCAAATGGAAAACTGTCCAATACAAGCCGGCAACAAAGGAGCCAAAATGCACATAAAAAACCAACTTAATAAGGGTGCTACGATAGAATTTTGCCTCGGGGAAAAGGAATTTAAACTTAGGAACAATGAGACTGTCATTGTTGAAGTTAAAGATGAAGACTATCTTTACCTCGACATCGTAAAAACACTTGACAATATTTAGTTGCTGCACATTCCAAGGAAAGCCGGTGATCTCGTGCTATATGACAAAGATAATTGTCCAAAAGATATGAGATGGTTTGAGCAGGGTGGGCGTTGCGGTTGGGCGCATGAGTGTAAATACTGCAAAGATAATCCAGCCGAAATAGTGCACTGCATAATCCACTATGCAGCCAAGAACCTAGCACCTGGGGTTAGAAATGTCACGCATTGAAACCTGGTATAAATGCCCTACATGCAAAAGGCTATACGATAAACTAAAAGATGCCCTATCATGCAAAAATCGGCACCAAGTCACGTCAGAAAGATGGGCTATAGGTAAAGGCGGTAAGGCAGTAAAAGTCCAGGAAAACCACGCAAACGGGGTTGAAAAAGCCTTGAAAGAAGCAGACCTAAGCGATTTTATAAACGGCAATTAAAGGAGGCGGCTGGTTATGAGGAACGATAAAGCAAGAGAGTATTTTAAAAGCAAAAACCTGACTTACAACGATGGCAAGCTGAACATTCCAATTTGGGTGATGAGCCTGAGCCTAAGACCAAGGGGAGGGAATTACCGTGTCTGGATGGATGTATTACCCATATAAAAAATGTCCCGATTGCCAGTATTTTGATTGGGATGAATCAGATCGCATTGTAAATTCACCTGCTTATGATTGTAGTCACGAGCATAATGATTGTCCGGAAAAAGGTTCAGAGGATATTGATGATGTTTGGGTCTAGGTGAACAATACAAAGATTAATTTTTCGGCAAGGGCAAATAAAAATTTTAAGGAGAGTGCAATCATGGGAAACTGGGCAATTACCATTATCGGAACCGGAGCGCATCACAATGTAGACTTTGGAGGAGACGCAAACAAAATTTTCAAGGATACAGTTAACAAGCTGAAGAAGGCTGGACAAAACGTGGAACACGCATCCTTTACTTACGGTGGTCGCGACATGGAAAAGCCGAACTTCGAGTCACATTACCCGACCACAGAATAAAAACCGGCTGCCCTTGCCGGAAATTTTTATAGTGCACATTCCAAAGATTATGCGCCATAGGCGGTGAAGGCCAGATGAGTCAAAAAACAACCAGAACACTATCCCGAATTGCTGATATCTGCAATGAAATTAAGAGGCCGGCTACCCTTGAAATGCCGACATGGGCATATCTACTGATGGGGCTATTCATTATTTCCAACATCCTGATATTTATATTTGATTTGGTGTGGGAGCTACTCGGGTTTATTTAATGCCAGCCAAGGGTGGTGAAACAATGTGTCTGGGCGAAAAAGTCGTCACGAACATGCTCAACCAGATAAACACCGTGGTTGAAACCTATGAAAACAACCTGCTGCTCATAGACCAGCGGGAAAAGGAAACCCAGGACCTGCTGCATGAACTGGAGCTGTCAAATCTGACGCCGGTATTAAGTCTCCGGCTGATGAAGAATCTTAAGGAGGCCAGGGTTGACCGCAGGAGAAGAAAGGATGAAAATGAAACCCTTGAGCCGCTCTATATCCTCGTCAAGAAGGAATATCCCAAACTGAAAGAAACACTGGCCAAGTCACATAAAACAATAACCCTCTCAAAAAAGAGGCAGGAAGCGCGGAGCTATTTCCCGAGGGTGCGGAACGACCTGATCTGCGCAGGGCTGAAAAAGTGGTGCTCCCCCTCCCCCGGCGGCAACCAGAAGGACCATGACCCCGGCCGGACTGTCAATCAGGGGATGTGAAAGGAGGATAAACAATTGGATATCGTCAGAGTAAATATAGAAACCGGTGAGGGATTTTGCCGCATCTGGGAGTTCTGGGAAAGTCAAAATTACACCCGGGAAGATCATGCTTATCCGGAGGCCGGCCGGCACGAACATGGCCCCTCCCCCACTGATGAAATCTCCAAATCACTTACCGTACCAACCAACTGGGTAACAAGTGTGATTAAAAAGTATTATCCTGATACTAAGATTAAAAAAGCATCCGGTATATAATGTTAACAAGACACGGCGGAAAACTGGTGGAAGGAGGAAAAATCGTGAAGACCAGGAAGCACAGCTGGATAACTGAAATAACCAGCATTGAAGACTTGCCGGAACCATACAGCATAATCGCCAGTCTTATCGGTATTGAAAACACAATGCTGCTGGCAAGCAAACTGGGCGGGGATTCTATTTACTTTCCAAACCTGTCCACCATCCGCCGGCAGATTCGCAACCGAAAGATAATAGCGGAATATACGGGGTATAATATACGCTCTTTGGCCAGAAAGCACCATATTTCTGTTAAAAGGGTGCAACAAATAGTTAAAGACTTAAAGCCCAAAAGAAAAAGCAGACAGGAGGCAAGCAATCAATATCACCAGGTCCCCTTGTTTGATATTGAGTAGAAACAACCCAAAGAAACTTTTCCTTGTAAACTCAAAGGCATTAAATGATATCTTCCGGCTAAGGCCGGTTTTTTGTTTGCCGGCCACAAAGGAACGGGGTGAAGAGAAATGTGGGAGCAGTTGAGCACTCAGGTAAATGAAGCTCTGGTGAATGTGGCCACCGGCCTGATGGCCCTGGGGGCCGCAGCGGCAACGTACTACCTCAAAAGGGGCGCCGACAAGCTCAAGGCCGAAACCGGCCGCATCCAGGACCAGGCCAAGGCACAGCTAATCTGGCATGCCATTGACAGGCTGGACGACACGGCGGAAAAGGTTGTGGCCAAAACCGAGCAGACCCTGGCCGGACAGCTCAGGCAGGATGTCAAAGACGGCAAGGTGGATCGTGCAGAACTGGCGGCCCTGGGACAGAAGGCATGCAGAGAAATCATCCAAACCCTAGAGCCCGAGATCATCCAGGTGCTGAAAGAAAGCCTGGGGGACCTGGAGGCCTACGTCATGAGCACGGTTGAGGCCGAGGTGCTTAAAATCAAGGAGGCCGGCAAGGACCACTCCCCTGCCCTGCTGTAGCCAAAAGAGAGCTGCCCGGAAAGCGAGGTGCACAATTTGAACTGGTGGGTGCTGCTGCCGACGGTAATTGGCCTTGTGGTCGGCATCATCGGGTACCTGATGAAGCGGTCGATCAATGAGATGGATAAAAAGATCGACCAGCTGAGTATCAAGGCGGACCAGACTAACGCGCGGTTGGAACGGTCCTTCAACGAACTGAGGAAAGAGTTTTATGATTACAAGGATAAGGCCGCCGATGAATTTGTCAAAAAGGCCGACTTTGTTCTTGTCACTTCCGACATCAGTAAGAAGCTGGACAGGGTCTATGACATACTACTGGATTTGAAAGGGCGGGTAAACCGATGAACCAGGAGGAACTGGAAAGAAAAAAGCTCATGAACAGGATTGTGGCCAACGATTTTGCCGAGTTGAACGGCGCCATCATGCGGACCATCGGCACGGTTTTCAAGTCCCGCTGGTTCAAAGTTGCCGACCTTCTGGTGGCCTTCCACGGCCGTACCGAGGACGAAGTGCTGGAGTCCATGAACTACCTCGAAAAGGCGGGCTACCTTGAGGCCAGGGACGCCGATAGCAAAACCAAAGTGGAAATCCAGTACACCGAGCCGGATGAAACCGAAGCCATACTGACGGCCAGGGGCATCAGGCTGGTTAAATATTTTGAAGTTGATGACGCCGTCAGAATGTAAGGGGATGATGGCATGGGCAGACGCACCAGGAGCAAAATAGACGCCCTGCCTCCGGAGCTGAAGGACGCCGTGGAGCAGATGATCCTGAATCCGGTGCAGTTCACCTATCTGGATATTTCAGAATACCTGGGAGAGCACGGCCATGATATATCCTATGTGGCGGTATACCGGTACGCCAGGCGGATGAACGCGAACATTCAGATGGTGGCGGCTGCCCAGGAGAATTTCCGTCGTTTGGTTGATGAGATGGAGAAATACCCGGACCTTGACTTCACCGAAGCGCTCAACCGGATACTGGCACAGAAACTGATTGACCGCATATCATCGGCTCCAGATGAAGAATGGGCCAGCCAAGAGCTGGACAAAGCAGTCAAGGACGCTGTTGCCCTTGGCCGTGCCGCCTCATATAAGAAGCGCACGGACGTACATGTCCGGGATAAACAGGAGGCCGGACTGGAAGAATTCAAGGCTGTCATCTTCAGCGCCATGGCCAAAGAGCGCCCCGATTTGTACCATCAGGTCAGCCAGTTCCTCAATGAAAAGAAGAGTCAGGGCCTGGGGGCTGATACCGGGGGTAAAGAGACATGAACTGGTACGTGGTTCACTGCCTGACCGGCCGGGAGGAAGAGGTCAGGAGTCGGATCCAGGACTCGGGCATCAAGGCCGTGGTGCCCAGGCGCCTGATGAAAGAACGCTGTGGCGGCGTCTGGCGTGAGGTGGAGCGGGTGCTGTTTCCGGGCTATGTGTTTATCCTCGCCGGGATAACGCCACACGAATATTATGCGGTGCGCTATGTTCCCGGGGCGATTCGTCTGCTGCCCGGCCGCCACAGCAGACCGCTGCCGCTGCCGGAGGAAGAAGTCACTCTAATCCTGCAGCTCACCATGAACGGGGATACCCTGGGGTTATCCGAAGTGTTTGTGGAGGGCGGCCGGGTGACGGTGGTTTCCGGACCGTTAAAGGGCCTGGAGGGGCACATTGTCAAGCTGGACGCAAGACGGTTCCGGGCCAGGGTGAATATATCCATCATGGGTGAGCCCAGGATTGTGGACCTTGCCGCCAGTGTGATTGAAAAATCCTGACAGCCGCTTTGTTTGATTCGTCGCAGGGCGGGCTGAAAGGTGTCGTGACCAGCCGTGAAACTGGAATAAAATCCGGATGGCGGAGCATGCCCTTTTAAAGGGGTAGTGTCAGCGCCGGCCATACCGTTTAAAAACCGTTTAACGCCTTTTATCGTCGTTTAAAAAAACCAAGGCAATGGCTTTATACGTTTGGCCTCCCAGGGGGCCTTAAAAGCGATTCTGAAAAGAGGACTACTTTTAATTTGCCCCCGGACAGGAGGGCGTTTTTGTGCTAAAAAAGGACCGTCAGGCCGAGAGCATTTCTGTGCTGCAACAGGCCATCGAAGACAATGAAAAACGTACCAAAGTTCAGGAAATCAAGCTGGGCACTGAGGTCCGCAGCCTTTTTGAAACCTATGTAAAGAGAGGCGCCGGCCGGGACCGGCTGGAGCTTTGGGCGGCATATCAAAACGGTGCGCTGCTTACCGGGCCGGAGGGCCTGAGAAAGAAACTTGGCGCCATTGACCTGGAGTACTTTGGCCGGGCTTACCTGGGCCACTACTTCACCCGGGAGACGCCGGACTTCCACCGGGAACTGGACCGGATCTGGCAAAGCGGTGTACTCAAGGGCAAAGTCCCCCTAGGCGAGGAAGCGGTGGCCGAGATTAAGCGCCTTCCCGGCTGCCGCCGGGCGGTGGCCGCACCCAGGGGCCACGCCAAGAGCACCAACCTGACCTTCAAGGACGCCCTGCACGCCATAGTGTACGACTACAAGCCCTACATCCTGATCCTCTCCGATTCCTCCGACCAAGCTCAGGGGTTTTTGTCCGACATCCGGGAAGAGCTGGAGGAAAACCGAGCGATTAAGGAAGACTTCGGCGACCTGCAGGGCAAAAAGGCCTGGCGTGAGGACGTCCTGCTGACCTCAACCGGCGTCAAGGTGGAGGCCATCGGCAGCGGCAAGAAAATCCGTGGCCGGCGGCATAAAAATTGGCGGCCGGCGCTGATCATCCTGGACGACATTGAAAACGATGAAAACGTCCGGACACCGGAGCAGCGAAAGAAGCTGGAAAACTGGTACTTCAAGGCGGTCAGCAAGGCCGGCGACGACTACACCGACATCGTCTATATCGGCACCATCCTGCACTATGACTCCCTGCTCTCCAAGGTGCTGAAGAACCCGGCCTATCAGTCGGTGAAGTACAGGGCGGTCATCTCCTGGGCTGAGAATAAGGACCTCTGGGACAAATGGGAAGAAATATTTATCGACCTGGACAACGAAAACCGTGAGCAGGACGCCCGGGCCTTCTTCGACGCCAACAGGGAGAAAATGCTTAAGGGCACCCGGGTCCTCTGGGAGGGAAAGCTCCCCTATTACGATCTGATGGTCATGCGGGTCTCCGAGGGTGAGGCCAGCTTCAATTCTGAAGAGCAGAACGAGCCCATCAACCCCGAGGACTGCCTGTTCAATGAAGAATGGTTTGATTACTATAACGAGTTCGCCATTGATTTCAGGGAAAAGCGCTTCCGCTTTTACGGCTTTGTGGATCCGTCCCTGGGCGGCAAGGGCCAGAAGAAGAGAAGCGACTACTCCGCCATCATCACCTTGGCCAAAGATACTCAGACCGGGTATATGTATGTGCTGGATGCTGATATTGAGCGCCGCCACCCGGACAGGATTATCGACGACATACTGGAAAAGGAGCGATGGCTGAAGCTGACCTTCGGCCGGGGCTACATCCTCTTTGGCTGTGAGACCAACCAGTTCCAGTGGTACATGAAGGAGCAGCTGGCCCGCCGCAGCGCCGAGGTAGAGATTTACCTGCCCATTGAAGAGGTAAATCAGAGCGGTGACAAGTACGGACGTATCCAGACTCTGCAGCCGGACATCAAAAACCGGTACATCAAACTGAACGCCCGGCACAAGCGGCTGCTGGAGCAGTTGAAGCATTACCCCATGGCGGCCCACGACGACGGGCCGGACGCCCTGGAGGCCTGCCGGACCATGGCCAGGTCGAAACAGCAAATCGACCAGGGCCTGCTGGACGCCCTGAAAAGACTTCGGATATACGGGTGAGTTGAATGAAAAAAGCTAACTGGCTCAAAAGGGCTGCAGGCGAAATATCAAAACTCCGCAACGTGTTCAGCCTTTTCACCTCCTACTGGGCGCTGAAAACCGGATCATATACCTCGGCCTACAAGCTTGACTCCAGCCGGGTTGACTATCTGAAGGCCCGGGCGCTGTACGACAACACCGAGGATAAATACAAGCTGGGCGCGGGCTTTTGTAAACCCATCATCAACAACACGGCCGGCTTCATGGGGGTGCCCAGGTTTAAATCCGAGGAGGAAATGGCCCAGGAAATACTGGATGATTTTTTCAGCAGCAACACCTCCAGGATGATGGAGGTGCAGCGGAACGCCCTGCGGGACGGCGACTGGTTCGTCTGGGTGACCCGGGAGGAAAACCACGAGCAGGCGCTTTACCCGGAGCAACCGGTTAGGCTTGTCTTCAACCTGCTGCCTCCGGAGCAGGTGGTGCATTTAGTCAGGGATCCTCTCAACAGGCAGGTAATAAAGGAGTACGTGCTCCAGGCCGCCTGTGACTGGCTGGATGAACAGGGCAACACCAGAAAGACCGTGGTGGTTCAGCGCATTTCCGACAACAAGCGGATTATCAATATTTATGGCGACATCCCTCCGGGGCTAGCGGCCCATATGGAAGAAGACAACCCCTGGGGCTTCATCCCCATCGTCCACTTTAAGAACGAGGGGGACGCCACCCGGGAATTCGGCCAGAGTGACCTGGAGCCCATCGAACCCTTTCTGAAGGCTTACCATGATGTACTGCTCCACGCCCTGCAGGGCAGCAAAATGCACAGCACGCCGCGCCTCAAATTTAAACTAACAGACCTGGCCGGGTTCCTGCGCAACAATTTTGGCATCGCTGACCCTTATGCCTTCGCCAGCCAGGGCGGCACCATCAGCCTGGACGGCCATGAATTTTTCCTGTTCGGTGACGACGAAGACGCCGAGTTCATTGAGGTGAAAAGCGCCATCGGCGACGCCACCGAGCTTTTGAAATTTCTCTTTTACTGCATTGTGGATACCTCGGAAACACCGGAGTTTGCCTTTGGCGTGCACACCCCAAGCTCCCTCTCATCGGTCAAGGAGCAGATGCCAATACTGGTAAGAAAGATCGCCCGCAAGCGGGAGCAGTTCACCGAAAGCTGGCAGCGGCTGGCCCGCATCGTGCTGGCCATGACCGCCCTTGCCGGGGACCGGAAGGCCGGCACTTACGCCACAGTGCTGGAGTGGGATGAAATTGACCCCAGGGATGAGAAGGATGTGGCCGAAGTACTGGCAAAGGTGACCACAGCCTTAAAGACCGCCCTGGAGGGTGACTTCATCAGCCTCAACGCCGCCGTGGAGTTTTTAAAACAGTACGTCAACACCATGAATGACTATATCAGCGACGACCCGGAGGTTCCGGGGGAGCGTGAGCGGATCATGGAGTCCAGGCTGATGCGGATGCGACTGGAAGACGCCCAGTTCCTGGACGACCAGAAAGCCCGGATTGACCGCGAACTGGCCGGAGGTAACCAATAATGCCCGGGGATGAAATAAGCCAAACCAGGGGGGCGGCCGGCGCCTACACCAGGTTCGCCCTGGAGGCCAGGAAAAAATTCATTGCCATCAGGCAGCGCCAGGACCCCGAGATCAGGAACCTCTACTTTCAACTGGCGGACAGGGTGGCCTCCCGGCTGCGGGACACGGCAAACCCCCTGGCGCCACTCAAAAAGGCCCATTTAACCAGGGTTGAGCAGGCGCTGCGGGGTGAGGCGGATAAGCTGCGCGAAGGTTTAACCGGGGTCCTGCGCCGGGATATCCAGGACGCCGTGGCGGCCGGGTCCGGCATATCCTCCGGGATCACCTTCAAGCTCCTGGAGGCCGGTGGGCTAAAAATTGACGAAGCCGTCAGGGCCTCCTACTTTCGGGTCAACAACCGGGCCGTGGAGGCCATATGGCGCCAGCACACCAGGGGTCTGAAACTGTCCGGCAGGATCTGGCAGCAGGGGGAAAAGGCCCGGGGGGCAATCCGGGACATACTGCAGGAGGCCGTGGCCACCGGCCAGAGCGCGGTGGATACCGCCAAACTGCTGCAGCGCTACGTGCGCAAGGACGCCCTTACCCTGGCCAAGGACTATCCCAACATGATGGACCGGCTGAAAGGGCTGCCCGGGGATATTTCCTACGAGGCCCTGCGGCTGGCCCGGGCGGAAACCAGCAAGGCTTACTGGAATGGCGCCATAGAGTCCGCCCGCAACTCGCCCAGCTACACAGGCATGAAATGGGTTTTAAACCGCTCCCACCCAGTGGCCGACATTTGCGACGTCTTTGCCAGCCATGATCAGGGGCTGGGCCGGGGGGTCTACGCCCCCGGCAGTGAGCCGGCTTATCCCCACCCCAACTGCCTTTGCACCATCGTGGCCGTGCACGATCAGCCCGAGGAATTCTTAAAAAAGCTCAAGGACTGGCAAAGGCAGGGGCCTACCCTGGAAACCCTGAAAATAGAGAACTGGTATCAGCGGGTCTACGGCCAGCCGACGGCGGAAATAGACGGGCTGCCGGTCTATAACATGGCAGTTGGTTATGACGACGCGGCGGACCGGGAGGTGATCAACCGGGCGCTGGGGAAACTGCCGGCTGGTCACAGGGAGATGCTGAAGGCCACGGACGTGCATATAGGCACTGGGTGGACGGAGAACATTTCCCGCTATGATATGCAGGGCAACACATATCTTCTGGCTAGGGGCGTGGATGAAAAGGATGTTATTCACGAAACCGGCCACGCCATAGAAAATTTCCTACAGGTTTACCAGATGAAGGAATTTAACATAGTATTGGAGAATGACATCCCACTAAAGGATATCAGTTGGCTGCACGTTGTCGAAGACCAAGGATTCCAGATACCAATTAAGCTTTTGAATCACCCGCAGGTAAATAAATTTATCAGTCTGTACCAGGCAAACCTTATTGAGTCGGTCGGCATTATCCATGAAAAGGACGGAGTCTGGCAGTTCAACCCGCAAAGCCTGCGGGAATACTTTGCCGAAGGGTACCGGGAATACGTCATGAATCCGGAAAACCTTAAAGATAAGGACATCATGCTTTTTAATTTTATCCGGGAGCTGATGGGCGATGCGGGATAAGATGGACTTGCCCGAAGAGGTAACCAAGCGAATACTGGAAGCCGGGACGCTGGATGGGTGCTTCGTTCTTCTTAGTGAGGCGTTACCAGGCATCTGGCCTGATGTACTCCCTAGTCAGCTGCCGGATGAGGTTAACCGGCACATGCTGGCTGTGATGAAACGTAACGCCAGGAATAGCCCGAGGGAAAAGTACGACCCGCCGGCGGATCCGAAGGAGGTCTTCGGCATCCCGTACCGGGAATAAGCATTAAACTTACGTTTAACAGCTATTTAAACAACGGATAAGAGCCTTTTAAAAGGGCTTTTATTTTTTTCCAAATTAAGCCAAGGAGGTGAACCCATGGAGGCAAGGTGGTGGCATCGGGCCGTCGGCGAGATGGCCGGCGTCAGCGAGGAAATAGCCTACCTGCGGGCCGGGGTTTCCGGCGAAATCAGGCCGGAAGACATACCCCTGGCGGCGGGTGTGGACTTAAGCGCCCTTAAGGCCGGGGACGAAGACCCGGTAGAGGTGGTAGTGGAGGTGCCGGCCGGCAGGTCAAAACGTGGCTGGAACTACCGTCCGGCAGCCATTCAGGCCATCGTCAGGCACGTCCAGGAAAAGACCCTTTCCGGCTTTCTCGGGCACCAGAAGCCCGAGGATGTGGACAGCGAGTTCAAGCCCCCGGTAACCCACTGGGTGGGCGCCGTCTGGAAGGACGGCAAAGGATATTTTCGCGGCGTGGTTGACGCCGCGGCCAAGGACCTGAAGCGCTGGATCAAAGCCAAACGCAT